CATTGTAACCAACACCTTTTGCAAACTCAGAACCATAAACTAAAAGAATAGTTCCTTTGTCAGCAGTGTTTCCAGAAGTTGGTATTGTAGAACCATCATAAGTTGCAACAGTAATATCAGCAGCAGTTGCACCAGATCCTAAACCTGTAACTACACCTTTAAATACTCCAGTAGGAGCAGCTACAATAACAGTATCATTTAATCTAACACCGTGAGTTAATAAACCGTCTGCATCAAATCCATTTTCATCAATATCACACTGAACAGTTATAACGTTGTCAGCGTCAATATCACCTTTGTACGATAAATGTAATCTACCTTGCTCAGACCATACTACTTGATCAGCAGTCATAGCCTCTTCTGCACCAACTTGAGCTAAGAAACCTGAAATAGTTCTTGGTCCAAAAACTTCAGCTTCTTTTTCCATCAAGTCCGGCACGTATTGTTGTCCCCAACCTGCGTTGTCTGCAGACGAGAGATCTAGATAATTTGAAGTAAGTGTTTGCTTTACTGCAGCAGGCACACTATTCAAATTAGTTCCATTTGTAATTGCCATAATTTTGTAATTTTAAATTGTTAATTTTTGTTTTTAATTTTAAATTTGAAGTCATTTGAATTATTACCTAACACTTTTACTTTTATGCCGCCAGTATTGATTTGACCGTTAAACTCTTGTCGTGGATCCATACTAACGTTTTTAGATTTAGCTATACTTTCTTTTAAAGCATCAGCTTTACCTTGTTCGTAAAAGTGTTTTGCAATAGCATCAGCGTTCATTGCCGTAAACAAAGACTTGTGATAGCCTTTGGTGTCTTCCATTTCATTATTTTTATTTAAGAACTTCTTAACAAAATTATTAATGTCACTTTGATTTTCTTTAACAGAACTAGTATCTTTTATATTGTACCTAAATCTTTTATCGCCAACGTTGTATTCAAAACCTTTGAAGTCTTTGTTGAATAATTGATTAGTTTTATTTAAAAAAGTACGAGTTTGTTTTTCAGCTACTTCTTGCTGTTCTTTTGACTCTTTGTTGTACCTGTTGAAAAAGTCAATGGCTTTTTGCTGTTCTTTAGTTAGCTTATTACCATATTGTATTTCTTCATAGTACTTGGTTTTTGCACCTTCTAAGTGCGACTTTGCTTGAGCAACTTGCTCCTTCAAAGCTAGTTTTTTTCTTTTTATATCTATATCTTCGTCTACATCTTGATCAAAAGAAAAAGCGTCTTCCATCATGAAGTCTATTTCTTCTGAATTAAGATGTGGTTTTGTTTGTTTGTAAAATTCTCTTAACAACGATAAATTATCTAATTGAGAATAATCTTGATTTAATCTAACATAGTCTTCTAAACTACCACCAGTTTCGTTCATAAAGTCTACGAGCTTTTCTATGTTTTCTGGAAGTGGTTTACCTGTTTCTTGTGCTTCAGCTACAGCCTCTTCTACTTCTTCAACAAGTTCTTCTACTTCTTCCTTTACTTCTTCATCTGTTTTTATTTCCTCAACAACGGGTGTTTCTTCATTTTGAACTTTGTCGGTGCTTTCTCTGGTAGGTTCTTCATTTTTTGTTTCGACGTTTTCTTCGAGTACTTTTTCGCTAGTTTCGGATTCGTCGCGTACAGGAACCTCATCTGTGCTTTGCTCTGGAACGGCATCTTCTTCTGGTTTTTTAGTTAAATCTACTTTGATGATGTTATCATCTTTTTGTTCTTTGTTTTTACTAAGATCTACCTTAGTAACATTATCTGTTTCTTTTTTCTTTTTTGCCATAATATAATATAATAATAATTAGTAATTTTTACCTAGGTCCAAACTGAGATAAATCACCTACTGATTCACCACCTAATATATCATTACCTGATGATTCAAATTTTTTAGCTGGTTGATTACCTTTTCTTTGTTCTATTAGTTCAGACTGTTGACTAGCTTGTATTCTAGTTCTTTCATCTTTACGATCTTCTTTTTCTTTTTCTCTTCGTTTAGTAGTTTCTACTTCAATACCCTTTAATCTCATGTTAAACTCAAACTCTAACGCCATAAGCTGTTGTTTTGCTTGTATCTCTTGTTGCATTTTTTGTAGCTCTAGCTGTGCTTTTAACTGTTCTAATTGTGCATCAGACTGCATAAGCGCTTGTTGCTTTTGCACTTCCATTTGTGCTGCAGCTTGTTGTTGCTGTGCGTTAGCTTGAGCTTGAGCTTGTATGTTTTGTTGCTTCATTAACTGATCTTCTTCCATCTTCTTGCTTCTACGTATTTTTAAAACTTGATTAGCTAACTTAACATTATTTATTTCTCTTACGTCTATAGCATCTTCTAAATCTATAGTTTGTTGCTGTAGAGACATTTGTATATTGTTTTCAAGCATTGCTTTTTCTTCTTCGTCTGGCATTAGTTCTATAAATATACCAAAATCATACAAGTGCAATTCAGACATTTCTTCAAGAGTAGCTACATTATGTACACCTATACTTTGTATAAACGCATCTCTTGTTGGTGAGTATTCTATAATATCAGATATTCTAAGTGATAATTGTTCTGCAACTTCTGCTGTTAAAAATAAACCAGAGTCTAGTATATGTCTTGTAGCTGTATTACTATTAGCAGCTGCTATTTTTTGTATACCAACTAAAGCTCTATCATCTGGCATACTACCATCTCTAGCTTCGTTTAATCCAGTCACATCTCTTATCATTTGTAAGTAATAATTATAATTACCTATAAGTGCTTGCATTTTATTACCACCACTACCACTTGTTATTTCTTGTATAGGCACTTTGCCTGGGTTCATGTCACCATCAGAAGTAAAACTTCTACCTATAACACTACCAGTTTGAAAAAACATATTTAAAGCTTCTTGTGGATTATAATTAGTGCCATTACCTAAATCTACTTCAGCAAGTCCGTCTGCATCTAAATAAACACCATCAGGTATCATACGCGACATCACTTGCTGTAGTTTTAAATGTGTAAGCTGAATCATATCAGCAAAACCAGTAATTCTTTTAACTAAAGAGTCTATATTTCCTTTATACATACGAGGCGCTACTATACTATAGTTCATTTTTACTTTAGTATAATCACTTTTAGGCCTCATCATGTTTTTAGCCATTTCCCACTGTAGCAACTTATCAGTACCAACAACCATAGCACCTTCATACAAAACTTCTATAACTCTATCTAGTCTTGAAAAACCACCTTCCATATCTTGTGGTGGATTAAACTGATCATCTTTTTCTATAGCTTTGTTACCACCACTATTTGTTTCTTTTATTTTATAAACTTCGTTCATGTACGTTTTATAATTAAAATATAAAACTTGTACTTTGTTATTATCAAACTCGTCGTAACTGCTAGCATTTTTGTAAGAGTTGTTAGTATACAAAGATCTGGACTGTATTATTTCTTCTAAGTCTGATTGCTCTAAGTGCGGAAATTGTTTAGCTAACTCGTTAACAGGTATTGTTTTTATCTCACCAACATAGTATATATCTTCAAAGTAAGGTGATTCAGTATAAGAATAAACTAAATCAGCAGGATCAACGTATTCTATAGTAGCACCGTTAGATGTATTAAAATTAGTTTTAACAGCACCAATACCTAACACAGTTATATCTCTATAAAACCTTTTTTTAATTAAATCATATCTATTACCATCCATTAAAACATTTATAGCTTGCTCTTCTGCTATTTCTACAGCTTGTTTATAAGAAAGCTGCATGTGTAGTTCTAATTCTTCTTGTGTTTCTGGCAACTCAGCCGGATCGTTTTCATAAAGATTTATATCAAACTTTTCTTGAACAAAGTCGTTCATTTCTCTAGTGTTCATATCATCAACAATAGACTGCATGTATTGAGTTCTTTTTTCAACTCCATAAGGGTCTTGAGAGTATGCTTTTATATTATATGCTCTATCTGATATACCATTAACAACTATATCTACAAACTTAGGTACTATAGGCACAGGAGTCCAGTCAAGATTTAAGTAGCTTAAGTCACCGTTTATAGACAACTCGTCTTTATATTTTTGTATTGATTGATTACCTTCAGCATACAACCTTAGTCTGTGAAAGTCGTTGTAGTTTTTGTGATATCTATTAAGACCTTGGTCTTTATTAAACCACTCGTGTTCTATAGCTTTAGCAACTTTTAACCCATAATCATAGCTGATTTTTTCTGCATCACTTACAACTTGACTCGGGAAATAATTGTTAATATACTCTGCCATCTGTTATTTTATTATTTTAGATGTATTACCAGTATTAACATACTTAGCAATACTTATGTTTAATTTGTCTCTTTCAATTTTAGCGTTTGGTCTATATAAATTTCTATTACAAGCCATAACAGCTAATCCAGAACTTATTGTTGCATCAAACTTAGTTCTTTTATTTATATCAAACCTAGCCCAGTCATTTAACGTTTTATTAAAATATATATTACCATAAACGCCATCTTGTAAATGACCAACGTGTTGTTGTATATACATCTCAATAGCAGCAGCGTGCGCTTGTTTAATGTCTTCGCTAGAGTTTGGTATACCACCTATTTCTTTTTCTGTTGTTGATAGTTTATTCCAAAGTCTATCAGGTCTGTTCATACTAAACCCTCTATAACCTCTACGTCTTAAATGATATAATAATCTAGGTTTATTGTTTTCTGCTAATAACGGCATACCATAAAATATTAACGCCATTAACACATCTTCAAAAAATATTTCAGCAGTTTGTGGTCTAGCTATATATTCTAAGAAAAAATGATTAGGTGGCGCATCTTCCATACTAAACTTAGTTAGTCCGTGTAAAGCACCATTAGAACCTTTACCATCTACAGTTCCAGATATATCATAACTATCACAACCAAAAGCACCCATATGCTCGTTACCAGGATATTTAATACCGTTTTTAATAATTATCTTGTTTTGCAAATGACTAGATGGAAACCAACTTACATTAAACCTACCTTTTGGGTCTGGATAAAATATAACTTGTGTATCTTTTACTCCATTAACCCACTGAAAGTTACCAGTGTTTACATTACCTTGTGCACCAATGCCTTCGTTATAATCTATTTGCTCGTATATTTTTACTAAGTTAAATATACTATTTTTTGCTTCATCTCTAAACGCGTGCTCTTCAGTTCTTGGAAACTGTCTATAAAACTCGTTTAAACCATCTTGGTCATTTTTTAAACCTTCTGCTTCGTTATTCCAATGATCTATTATACCATAATCTATTAACTCGCCATCTGGCCCGAAGACATCATGATCAGGCATATGATAGACTGGTTGTCCGTATTCATCAAGAAATCCTTCATAGTTCCATTCCATTGGGACAAAAAGAGAATATAAACCAGACTTTGTTTGTCCATTACGGTTTCTTTTTGTAACGTCTGAATCATAGTATAATTTTTTAAAGTTATCACCTCCTTTGTCTAAAGCGTTACTAGTTGAACCCATCATACACTTACCTATAACTCTACTACCTAATCGTAAACAAGTTTTAGTTACTCGCCAGTTATTTAATATATTATCAGGTCTTTCCCACTTGCCACTTTCATCGTGTACTAATAAAGCTAGCTTTTCACCATCATAACTATTATCACCAGTATTTTTCCAGTCAATAGTAGTATCAAGTCCAACCAAGTCTTCCTGCTTTTCGTTCGCAACAATTTT